ACTGTATATCCGTGGTTGGATCACCGGCATACAACAGCTTAAAGTTATTCTGCGGAGAGCCACGGTATTGCACAGTGGCTGGCATTGCCGCCCGCAGTTCGCCGCCAGTAAGCGCTGTGTTCGCGCCTTTGAATAAGTTACGCGTGACTGTGTTACCGTACATGTCGGTGATGACAAGAGTCATAGCACCTGTATTTACAGCAACCGGCTCAAAAGTAAGCTGAGTTCCATCTCCAAGTAACCCGGGAATTGTTAATGCTACTGAGTTAGGACTGGTAGCATCGCTGGTAACAGTTGCCTTTGAATAACCATTAAGTACACGACTTCTGTCAGCCGGGTAGGTCAGCATCCGAAAATCTGCTGATGAAAAATTAAATTTGATTAAATACGTGTATCCCGCTACAAAATCTCCAGCAGCGACGTTGGTCCCGTTATTTTGCTTAATCTGCCTTGCCGTTCCACCATTAACGGAAAGAGTTGGTGTACGGGTTGTATTGGTGGCGCTTGGCGTAAAAAGAAAGACGCGATCAGATGCAACAAGTCCAGGGATTGCAGATGCGGTACCGGAATAGGCATCTCCAGTATTAGCAACGCCAGACAATAACGCTACGCTATTTAATTCAAGCGTGGAAATTCTTGACGCAAGTTCAGCAGCTACTGGGCCGGATGCCACAAGGACGAAATTGTTGGCGGTTCCTGTGCGGAACTCCATCAGCACCGGTTGATTCAGCAAAAGCTCACCGCCCGTAAGTGGCGAATTGGCTTGTTTTTGAATGACCCTGTTTACCGTTGTGCCGTTGGAATCAGTGATATCTACCGTCACTGCCCCGGTGTTCAATATTGGAGATAAAAAATAGATTAAACTGCTATCCACCAACAGTCCGGGGATAGTGATAGCAATGGTATTAGCCGCACCGCTACTCACAGCTGTAGCAGACTGGTAACCCATTGGCATTGCGGATGGCATTTTTCGTCCGGTAGGCTGCAGCGTGCCGTCAACGTTCATGACCTCGATCGCGAGGGCGCTGTCGTCCGGACTGCGATAATAAGTGGTGCTACCTTCAGGGATATTAGCAATATCTGCCTGAGCATCTGCCAAGGTCATATACTGCCGGCTGAGAGGGATCAGGTTCTGCCGCGTTTCTTCGACAACCTTGTCCCCTTCAGCCTTCATTCCATCTACGGTGTAGTGCTCACCGCCGAGGCGATCGGTGTATGTCAAGTCGGTACTGGTGACAACCTTATCCAGCATGGCGCCAGCATAAACTGCGTCCCGAATATCAGTACTTGGCACCGGGTTGTCGGTTGGAGTTGGTAACGGTACTTCTGCCATTGTGCATGTCGCCCTATAAAAGGCGCACGAAGCCCTCAGATATGAACCTGATGGTGTGCGCGAAGGTTGGTAATTACTGCTGTGTGTTACGGATAAATCGAGTCTGAATACTCAGTGAGTGAGAGGGTTTGAGTATCGTCACCGTTAGGTTTGGCGCTATCGACGCGCCAGATAGTGGAGTTAAGTTCCGAGTCGGTAGCGATGAAATACCGGCTGGGGTTTTGCACCGTGCTGCGGTCATAAATATTCAGATCGAAGGTATCGGCTGCAGCCTGGAATGCTTTGGGCTTGCCGTTTACCGGATAGGCTCGCCAGCGCCCGCGGTAATTGCCGAGGCTGTCGGTCATTACCACCCACATATCGCCGAGAGAAAAGTCGATACGCTCTGACGTCGAGAACACATCCCCGGAGCGCCCGGTGATGTATCCGGTCTGCTGCGCGTTGTCGTACATGTCCGGACACTGAACCACCGTACCGCGCACGACCTGAGTTTCTTCCAGCACTTTCACCGTCATGGTCAGGCGTGAGTAGAGGATTTTCCTCGCCTCAAGCCAGGCCCGATCGGTTGCCTGAGTGGCGTTGCGGCAGCCGTCCAGGCTGATCTGCATCGCGTTAACGGTAGCGTCCTCAGCCTCAGTGATGCCGCTGCTGTCGATCTGCAGGTAGATGTACGCCTTCTTGTTCGTCAGAGGGTCTACGTAGTCCAGTGCCACGCCGTCATAACCACCTGGTAGAGACATTTGCCATGCCACTTTGTACTCGTCCCAGAACATGTTTGAGCGCGCAAAAACCGCATCCGGATTTGTCACTTTCTCATCGCGCCAGAACGTCAGCACATCGCCGATATTGTTGCCGTCAACGCGGGACACATTGGCGATCGTCGCTATGCGCTCACCCAACGGCTGCTTCTCATCCGAGAAGGTGTAATCGAAATACCCAAGCTGAGCATCCGGCAGCGAATCGGCAATGGCATACAGAGCCGCGACGTCAATACTGGCCACGTCCTGCTTACCCACAATCACCCATTCGTGAAGGATGGCGTCGGCAAACGAGCGACTCGGCCGCAGCGTATAATCGACCGCGCCGGTTGTCCGGTCGTAGCTGATGGTATGCCGCTGCGCCAGCATGTTGTACTTCTGCTCGCGGTTGCTGTTGCTGTCATTCGAGCCCTTGATCGTGATGCGGGCAATTGTGTCCTCCGGATACACGACGTTTTCGCGCACGTTCACCGCATGGATCGCCATCAGTGTCACAACGTTAGCGTCATTGCTGTTGTCGAGGCGCTCGATGGTCACCGCATAGCGCCCCGCCCCGGCCGCCGGAACGAACTTATGCGTTGTGCGGAAATACCGGGTCGTCACCTGGAAGTCGTTATCGAAGAAATAATCGTGCTGCTCTGACGTGCCAGGCACCTGATTGTTGTCGTCATCGACCTGCCAGAACTTGATCCGGTATTGCGTTGTGCCGGCCGTCGCGCCGAGCTGAACCAGCACATGCACCCAGACCTGCGTCGAGACGATTGGCGACACTGAAGGTCCGATAACAAGTGGGGTCTGGTCATTCAGTGTGAACAGAGTCGCGTTGATGACCGCATTGCCCGGCAGAGACGTAATCTCTCCGGATAGCTCGCCAATATAGAACGTCGTGTACGACAGCGTGTCGGCGCCAATAAAGCTCTCAGAGGAGATGATATTCCCGGCGCCGGTGACGTTCCGTGTGACGCTTGTTCCGCCGTCGTTCCAGGTGGCGTTGATGACGAATGACACTGGATGCGGCACCGCCAGCGCAGCGAAGTAGGCAAAGTTGTCATCGTTCGACAGCACGACAGCCTTTAACTGATTACTCTCGATCGCCACCGATGTCGGCGCCGTCGTGGTAGCTGTCTGGGCCGGGAAGTCCTGGCTTTCGTTCAGGCCGGGGACTGTCTCGTTATCGACGTCATCGAACTGATAGCCGACTTCAATCGTGCCGATCACATCGCCCGGGTTATAAATCGCAGAACTGGCTCCCGCCAGGCTGCCGAGGTTCGATTCCGAGTAGCGGATCGATGAGATGGTGTACCGGCCGTAACCCACCTCGAACCATTCAGTAAGCTGTTTGTTATTGTCGACGAACTCAAACAGTGCTTCCTGAATCAGGTCAGGAAAGACGCGGCACTGGCCGTAAATGTTAGGGCGCCCCTTGTAGAGTCGCGCGCGGTTAGTCTGGCCGGTCAGATCATTATTCGGGGATTCGCCTGTCGCCACCGATACTGACGTGCTGGGCTTATTTGACAGGCCGAACACCTTCAGCGCGCCGGAGAGAATTTTCGTGACCGGACGCAATATCGTGGTGATGAGTTTGCCAACCCCGCCCTCTGGCTGGTCGAACACAGCCACCACGTCGCCAGATCGCAGTGGCCGGCTGATGTCGTAATCGTCCGGCAGTGCTCTGCCATTCAGTTTCACGATAACATCGCGGTGCAGCTGCAGAGAATCCAGCAGGCTCACCAGTGTGGTGCCGACATCTACCGTCCCCCGCTGCATCGGCGCGCCAGGCAGCCTCTGTAACTCATATCGAACCATGAATCATGTACTCCACGCGGCTGTAAACCTTCAGTAATGCCAGCGGGCTGTCGCAGCGCACGAAACCGAATTCGCCGCGGGCATGCAGGCACTTAACCGGGCTGATCATCACACCGATATGCGCCGGCACTTCGCCGCGGTAAAAAACGGCGATGCAGCCGGTTGCCGCCACCGGCACACGCCGCCAGTGGGCGTGTTCCTGTTCGTAGCAGGTAATGAAATCCGCGCCCGATTCGTAGCCAGCTATGTTATGCAGCTCCAGGCCGAGCACATGCCGGTAATAGAGAACCACCAGTCCCCAGCAGTCCATCTGCTCAAAACTACAGGCGCGGTTAGCCCATGGCTTGCCGTTAACAAGCCCGATAAAGTCGCTCTGTGTCATACGGTTATTAGCCCTGGATAGTCTTTCGTGGTGAAAATGATGGAGTTGGCCAGCGTCAGCGGATTGGTCTTGCCGGCGGTCACAGTGACGTTGCTGGCATCGGCTGAAATGTCGTTCACGTAAAGCGTCCAGTCTTTCAGGGATGATGCATCACCGATCGCATCCCACTGCTGATAAAGGCATTTTATCGGCGTCATTCGCGCCGCCCCGCGCCAGCTTTTTAGCGTCTGCCTCACGTGCTCCGTCGCGGCGACAAAGGTGATTGTCATGGATATAACTGCCGTTCCGTCCTGCGCCGGCTCGGTCACGCTGAACCGCGCAGGCTCGAACGAGTTGCCGCCAAACGTCGCCGGGCGGAATAGATTATTTACTACCCGGTAATAACCGAAAGCCGGATGGTAAAACTCCACTGTCCGTTTGATATCACTGGCTGGCCGCTGCTCTTTCCATTCTCTCAAAGTCGGCATTAGTCAGACCTCGGCATCACTTCGGTTATCAGGTAATCCAGCCAGTATCCATAGCCAGGCTGGGCCTCTACGATCCAGTCGTCATAGTCCTCGGTTATGTCCTCGATACCGTTGCTGATAACCGTTGCGGTCCAGGTGACAATGTTGCCGTTTTTGCTGGTCTGCACCGGCATCTCGACGAAATGCAGCGTCTGCTGCTGAACGCCCTGCGTATCACCCAGGTCGATCGGCATCTGGAACCAGTTACGCCCGCGGTCGCAGTACGTCGGCGAGCGAAGCCACGACTTAAACCTCTCGGCCTGCGCGAGCGTGAATATCCACTGCAGCGTCCAGGTCGCTTTCAGGTCCGTGGTGACCGGCGTGATTATCAATGGACCGACTGCCGTCTGCGTCGTCTGCCAGGCTGTATCCTGCCTCATGTTCTGATCGGCACGCTGGGGCAGTGGCAGGAACGGAGGGTATTGAACTGTTGCCACGTTTCCTCCGGGCATAAAAAATGCCGCAGCTGCGGCACTGATCTTTTATCAGGATGTTGCTAAATGTGTCTCGCTGATACTGTGTATTTTTCACACACAGCAAGAGAGGTCATATGTCTTACACGCACAGCAGGGATTACATGGAGGGCGGATCAATCGTTTCCGTTCAGTGCTCCCACCAAATCAACGTCCTTGTTATGGATGACGCTGCTTATAACCGATACAAGAGAGGTGAAAGCTGCAAAGTCTATGGCGGATTCTATAAGCAGTTTCCCGCCAACATTGTGGTGCCGCACTCCGGTCACTGGAATGTCGTTCTGGCTCTCCCTGCCGGGCATCGCGCTACATACAGATATTCAATCAACGTAATCAGGCAATAGCATCTGCCCTTTCGCCTGGAATAATGCCTCTTCAAGGGCGGCAATGATTTTCTGCTGTGTGCCGTCCTTCAAGTAGCCCAACGACGCCACCCCCTCCTGTTTATCGCTGTCGCGGTACCAGATAACCTCACCATTAACTTCGATTGCTACTTTCATAATGTTCACCCATTAAAAAACCCGCCGGAGCGGGTTTGGTATAGTTATTCAATTGCCTGCGGAGACTTAGGAGTATCTTCGATTATAATGTCGAATTTTTTGATATCCCCATCCTGAGGCGTAATCTTAAATTCAGAGTTAGCCGGGATGATCCCCTCCACAACACTCCCGTTAACCATTTCCAGACGGAATTTTACCGGTCTGTTTTGGCGGAAAATGGTAGTCTTGCCTATCTCCATACCCCTACTAAAACTTTCTCCAGGCCCATAGATATTATCTTTCCCCATCAAAACGCTCCATTTGCTTTACGAGATAACCCAAGCGTCGATTGTAGCGTGCTGATGTAAGGCCCATTGCGTTCCGCATCAGAAATCAGGAATTCCAGCACATAATTACCGTCATTCTGAGTGGCCCCCATGTATTGCGGCTCAGCATTGGACGCTTGATTGTTGATGACTACCTGAACATTCAACCCGCCGCCGCCCTGCATATCCTTATTGCTGATGACCTTCCCGTTATCGCCGGGGATCATGTACTGCTTGCCGGTGCTGGCCTGGTAAATCTCTGGTTTACCTTTCTCGCCGACCTGATACAGGCCGCCAGCTGATACCGGGCCGCCGTTGTAGCGAGCGCCGGCTATTGAAAGGGCCTGCGCCATGCCAACTGTTGAAGCTATTCCTGCCTGAGCGGGGATAGCGTTAGCGCCAGCCGTGGCAAGGGAGGTCATTGCAGCAGCCGGAGCCATGGATGCGGCTATTAGTTGCCCTTGCGCAATAGCCATTCCAGAAGCGGCGGTCATTCCAGCCTGCCCCATAATTACAGACTTCAACCACTCAACTCCCATCTGGACAAAGGAGTTGATAACGCTGTTTAGGACAGTTGATCCGAGTGAGCTCATGGCTTCGCTGACAGACATACTGCCAGTGAGTATGCCAGTGAGGGTATTAGAGGCGTTTCCTGCAAATGAATCAAATGCCGCAGCAGCTACCTCATATCCTGCGTTTTGTTGCCTCCATATCTCCCACTGCGCCGCTATGCGCTGTTGTTCGTACTGAGTGTTAGCGGCATTCATCAGTTCAAGACCGCGCTGGGTTATCTGCCCCTTCTGCGTTTCGAACTGCTGGATGAGAGCCAACTCCTGAGCATGCTGATTAGCCAGCTGTTGGACAGGGTCAATCTGCCCCCGAGCTTCCTGCATGGGGCTTACAGTTTGCTGAGCGCGTATCTTAGCCAGATTAACCTGGTGCTGAGCCTCCAGTTGCTCACTGGTCTGATTGTACTGCTGCTGAGTGATTTTTTTGGCGGCCAGTGCAGTTTGCAGATCTTTAACATCCTGCTGGTAAGACGCATTCTCTCTGGCTTCAGGGAGCAGTTTTTCTGCCGCAGCCTGGGCTTTGAGGGCATTAGCCGTATCCCATATTTCTCCACGGTATTTACCGGCAAGAGCAATTTGCTGTTGGGTGGCTCCCTTACCTAGTGATTGCTGAGCCTGTAATACTGCCTGCTCCCGGCTTAACTCCTGCGTTGAGCCAGCAGCGAGCTCTGATTGCTGGCGCAGATTTTCAAGTTTTTGGTTTACCGATTCCTGCTGGTTAGCAAGTTTCTTAGCCTCAGATTCCGCTTCCTTGGTGGCCTTTTTGTTATTTTGCTGCGCTTGTTGAGCATCGAATTCAGCTGCTGCTCTGTCACGAGCAAGGTTAACATCCGCCTCTGATCCACCGAGTTTCCTAATGTCCTGCTCAGCCCTTAATTGCGCTCGCTTCCTGTCATTAAGCTCGCTCTGAAGTGTTACCTGATCCTGTAGCTTATCCAGATACTCCTGAACATCTTTCGGGCGTTCAACCATGAGGCTGCTGGAGTTGAATTTGTCTTTTGCCTTGGCCGCAAAATTAATCATATCTCCCAACTTGCTCATCATGCCGGCAGCAATTCCCGCTTCCTGCCCATCCCTGCGCAGCAAATCGATACCTTGCTTCATCGTTCCGTTTAGCGTAGCGCGGCCAATGTTAATGGCGTTTTGGGTCTGACTCAGTCTGTTCTGGGCCTTCTCCAGCTCAAGGGTAGCTATAGCTAGGTTATCCTGTGCGCCGCTAAGCGCCTCGGCAGCCTGCCGCCCTCTCGTTGTATTCGTACCCCAGTTTGCAATTTCTCGCTGCTGTCGCTGGACAGCCGATGTCGCGTCATTGAATTCCTTTTGTGCGTCTGATACCGCGTCACTTAATTCAGGCAGGCTTTGGCTTAGCTTTCCTATCGTTGCCGCCAGCTCTGTATGCGACATCGTCTGGAATTTTGAGCTCAGATCGTTAACGCTATCTGCAAGGGCATTAGCGTCATTCCTGGCCTCTTTTGCGCGCTGTGAAAAGTAAAGGATTGCACTAGCAGCAAGCATTGCCGCTCCGGCAGGCCCACCAATTAACCCGAGAGCCCTGCTAGCAAGGCTGGCACCAGATGAGAGAGCCATTTGAGCAGCCCTGTTTGCCGCCAGTGCTCGATTATAATTATCAACCGCACCGGCAGCCGCAACCCTGGCAACGGACAAGCGCTGTTCAGCTGCCGCAGCGTTGGTTTCGCTGATAGCAGTAAGGCGCATCATTTCTGCGAGCCTTATCTCATCTAAGGCCCGTTGTTTTGCGACCGCTGCAGCCCTGAGGTCTGCCGCTGCTTTATTCGCGGAAGCCTGAGCTGCTAATGATTCTTCTGCTGAAAGCGTGCGTGATGCGGCAGCTGCTTTGATTTTAGCCGCAGTAGCCATAGTTAAGGCGCCGACATACCGACTCCCAAGAATAGCCGCGACGCCTGTCAGCAAAGCGCTCAGGCCGCCGATATTTTCACTGATAGTAACGACCGCATCACTGAAAATTGCCACACCGGTTTTTACGGTAGAGTTTTCGCCGAAAAACTTAGTGATGTTATTGCCCGCAACCTGAAGAGCCTGGCTGATAGTCGTGGTTGTGTTAGCAAACTCAGCTCCGATAACCGATCCCTGAGATAAAAGACCCTTAACCACTACGTCAGTAGTTAGCTTGCCTTGAGCCGCCATCGCCCTCAACTCGCCAATACCAACACCTAAAGAATCAGCCAAGGCAACCATAAGGCGACTACCCTGCTCAGCTACCGAGTTGAATTCCTCCCCCCTCAGAACACCAGAGGCAATACCTTGGGACAACTGGATGATTGCGTTTTCTGCTTCCTGGGCTGTAGCGCCGGAAACGACAAAACCTTGGTTAATTATTGTGGTGAGCTTTGCCAGATCTTCGGCTGATGTATTGTACTGCCGCGTCCCTCTTTCCAGTCGAGCATACAATGTAGCAGTTGCATCCAGACTACTTCTGGTAGCCTGAGTAACATCAAAAACTCGCTGGGTTACGTCTGCTAACTGCTCTGATGGCCGAAGAGAGTTGGATAATTTGTTATTAACCGTGGCCCATGCGTCAGCATATTCAGCCACCTGCTGGACAGAAAGAGCTGCTGTCAGTGCAACCGCAACACGGGACAAGCTCGACATAGAGCGCTCAGTGGTGTCAATAGAGCGTGATGTTTTATCAAATCCCCGTTCCATCAGATCAAGGCGCTGGTTAACGCGCTGCTGAGCGGTAAGTAGCCCGCGCACATCCATTTCAATGTCGTAATAAATACCGCCAGCGTTCTCAGCCATTTGCTATCTCCGGGCAATAAAAAACCCCGCCGGAGCGAGGTCTATAACATGGAACTTGGTTAGTTTAGGAGGCCTGATTTAACTTCTGTATTTGAATTATTAAATAAGTAATTATCTACAATATCGCCCTTAAACACGATTATAAGCTGCTTCATGTTGGTAGTAGCGCCGTTATCAAATAGTCCATAGATGGGAATAAATGCTTTCCCGCTGACCTGTGTGTTTGTGAAAACATAGTGCCACTGTTCTTTCCCATCACTGGAGATTGATACCCCAGTTGGATCTCCATATGCAGCCTTAACCTCTTGCTTCGACGTCTTTCCTTTGATTATTTTACTCTGAACGCCAATCTGCGTTTCTTGCTCAATCGACTTATTGCCGCCAGAAGCACAACCGGCAAGTACAACCGCTATTGCTGCAACCAATAGAACCTTTTTCATATCCCTATCCCCATCAGTAAATGATGCGGCAATCGTAGCAGAGGGGAAGCGATACGACAAAACCCGCCGCAGCGCTACTTAGTAACCAACGCGATGAACAAAGGCACCAGTATTGCCGACACCAAAAGGCCAATCAGCCACTTCTGGTTTTCGTCCATTTTGTCAACAATCCTGTTTTCCATGGACTTAATATCGGCCCCTATATCACCAAGCTCCGCGCGCTCGCCTGGGGTTGGACTCTCTTGTTTTTCACCTACATCCACAATGCCGTTTATTTTATTATTCATTTTTTCACCATCTAGCGGTAACGACAAAACCCGCAGTTAAGCGGGTTTGAGAGACCAAAGCACTAATTAGTGCTTCGATTTATTATCAGGCAGTTAGGCAACATCAGCACCGTTAATCAGATGGCGAAGTGCCTGAACCCCCTCGGCGTTGTACCGGAAAGCCTCAACCTGCTTATCCGAGTGCCTCGACTTATCCAGAAAGAACTTGCCGTACTGCTCAGTTTTCAGGTTGTGTTTATTGGCCACGCGACCGATCTTGTTCGCAGTGCAACCGAGCTGCGCTGCCACTTCACCCGCCGTTGAGTAATGCTCTTCAATCGCCGGCAGTGGCACAACTTCGTGACCGAGAAGTGGGTTAACAAGGGTGGCAACAATCACCTGGTTAGCCGATTCACCAAGCCGCGGAAACATTGACATCAACTCCCGAGCTGATGCGATGTTTTTCTCCAGCGCCTGAGCTTTAAGCTGTTCGGCTTTGGCAAGACGGTACTCAGGAAGTCCGGATGAAGTCTTGTCCCTCGAAATGTTGTAAGTTCCCGTATCCATCAGCGCCGGGAGCACCTCTTCACATACCCAATCCTGAACACGTTCAGCTGAAGGGAGTGAGCTGCGCATGATGAGGCGAAATACATCCGCCTGACCAGCAAGTTGAATGCCCCGCGGGTTGTCACCGAACCCCAATTCTCGCGATTCGCTATAATTAAGTTTAATCAGCGACTTACAATGCTTTTTCAATGCATCTGCTGGGTTGGTGTATCCCAACGCTCTTGCGAGCGGCACCGCAAGAAACACAGGCTTTCCTTTGAAGCGGGCTGCATCAATGCTTACACCCATACCTTCACTTGACTTAAACTCAAAATGTTTGATAATCGAATTCATAGAGTTTGCCTTCTATGTATGTTAGTGATAGCCGCCAGCGCCAACTGGCGGTTTTTCTTTTTGCATCATTGCAACATATCCTGACGCAGGTGCGGTAATACCCTGCTCCAGTTGTCATCCTTCCATGGGTGAAACTCGATATGCGCCGTCTCGCGGCTAATGAGCGCCCTTGCCTTGTTAATTGTCCGCGGCAACTCCTGACCGATTGTGTGAAAGCGCCCGGCCTGCCGATGCTCGGCCACCTTCAGCAATGGAGTAACGCTCTCACAGGCTGTCAGCATGATGTCACTCGCTCGCCATAACCATGCCAGAGAGCAAAGCTCATCATCGCTGAACTGCTTCGCAATCGGCGAATGAGCCACTTCACGATCCAGAATATCCAGCACCCAGCGGCGGAACTCTTTTGCCTTTGGCGTGCGAGCAAACATCGCAACAAGGTGGGCGCCACGCAGAGAGAAAACGCGTGATTCCTGCTTTCCTGAAGGGGTGGTCAGTTTGACCACCCCTGTCATTTGCGCTGTAAATTCATCAGCATGCCGAGAGTAAATACGTTGAACTGCTTTATCGTCGGCATACTCCAGTGCCTGACCAACCTCGGTAGCCGTAAGCCAGACCTGACCGCCCATTTCCATATATGAAAAATTGGTATTGTGGAAACTTAGCTCTTTGTTCTGTACAATATTCATGTCGATATTTCCTTTCCGGGATTTGTTCGATAAGGAGCCCTGACTATCGCAAGTAGTTAGGGCTTCGTCGTTTTTACTGACCATTCATGCGCTCCTCACGCAGGCTTTTTGCCAAACGCTGCACAATTGCAGAGTTAATCGAAATCCCATCCATTTCAGCTAAGCGCCGGATATCCTCCTTCATTCGCTCTGGCAGGCGAAGCTGGAAACTGTCGTTCTTGCGGCCGGTATAGAGTACGTCTTGCATCTACTGTCTCCTTCTATGGTGTCAACTTGGCTCTACAACCAATTTAGCACTATTTAAAACGATGTCAAGTTGGTGCTATTGTTTGTCGTCATAATTGCAAATTTGAGGACTTATGAGCAGATTCCCTAGCCAAGAAATGGACAGGTTTAACGTAAGGCTGCCCTCAGGAATGCGTGAAGCAATAGCTGAGCGCGCCAAGGCCAACGGCAGGTCAATGAACTCAGAGATCGTTCAGATACTTCAAGAAGCGCTTGATACCGATAAGGCTATTTCTGGAAGCGATCTGGTTGACTTCGACTCAACTCAGGCTGCTTTTAATGCCACCTCAACGCCTGAAGAAAAAGAAATATTCTTAACCACTCTTGCGAAAAAAGATCCGTTCACGGCGGAAATCCTGCGCGAAGGTGAAGAGCACGCCAGGAGACTTGCAGCAATACTTGGTAGACGCATGGGATACCTGGATCACGAAAAGTAAAATCCCCAACTAATTGTTAAAGAGCGGCTGCTGGAGCCATTAAAGCGCCTGCCGTCGCTCAAGTAAATAGGTCATAAATTTCATCCATTTACGCTAAGTTATCTATCATTAACTATGATGAGATGTGATTAACTATGGTGAACCTGGATGAATGAAAAAAAATTTTTCAATAGCACGAATTGCTAATTTCTTGCTTGATTATTTGCCTGTTTTTCCATCATCGCCTGCCAGCGGCGATCGTCTTCGTCCATGACCGTATCGTACTCTTCGCGCGTGAAGCCCTTTTGGTTTGGATATTTAGCATTCAGAAGTAAGCTGAATTCTGTCATTGTGAGGTTCTCAGCCTCTTCCCGGCTTATGCCGAAATGGTTGCGGGCCGCCATGATGTAGTCGGCTGCGCGAAATTCTGCGGTTGTCTCGTTCGTTTCGTAACGCTGCAGCTTGCGCACCTTCGCTTTGCCGATGATGCCGTGCATCATCAGGTTTTGCGCGACGATGACCATACTTTCCGGCGGCATGCTGCCCGGGCGCCATACAAAGCCACGCTTACGTGATTTCCCCGGTTTCATCCAGCCAACCAGATCGCCGATATCGTCGTCACAGCAGGCTGTCAGTACCGTATGCGCGGCCATGATCGCTTTGCGGGTCAGTAGCCCGCTCTGGATATATCTCAGCACGCAATCCGGGAGACGGCTGTACTCGTCGTGGATATAGGCCTGTGCTGCGCGCTGTACCAGTGGCGTCGCCTCATCGTTGCACAGGTCATAGAACGTCTGGACGATTTCAGCAGGCTCGCCGATGCGCGCCATGTTGCGGAATGACGGCCGGAAAAAGAATTCCCGGTCATCGGCACCGATAACGCATTCGCCTAATTCTTTAATGGGGGTCATAGTCGCTCCATAAACAGTATCAAGGGCGCCGGGACGCCCTTTGTACTATTCACGATGTTGTTAGCTGATCGTGACCGTGCACGCCACCGAGGTAATTTTGACTGGCGTCGCTGAGGAGTCGGTGACCTCACAGGTGTAAACCCCGGCGTCTCCAGACACGGCGCTCGCTTTGTTAAACGTTGCAGTGGTTTGCCCGCTGACGACGGAGCCGTCTTTTTTCCACACGTAGGTGTATGGAGACGTGCCGCCTTCAACCACTACCGCCATGTTCAGAGCAGACCCGGTAGCGACACTTTTGGTGGAGGGAAGGTTGGTAGTGAACGCCAGTGCCGGCGGAGCGACTTCAAACACGACAGTGTCGGCGTCGTAGACCTTCCACTCACCGGAGAAGGTGGAAATATCGGACGTACCAAAATCACCAGACCATGAAGTGGTGTTGAAGTACCCCATGATGTAGGTTCCGGCGTCTTCACCAACAAAGTCGAAGCGAACCCACAGCGTCGGCTGGCGGCCGGCCTGCACCTCATCGAAAATATACTTCGAGATAGCAATGGCGCCGATTTCAGTCGTTTTATCCTGCTTACGGAATTCACCTTCACCGGAGATGGTGAAATCCATGTTGTTGACCAGGTTCTCAACCAGCCCCTTCGTATCGTCAGCCTCAGAGGTAACGGTATTCATGGAATAGTCGAAACCTTTCGTGGTTAGCGCGCCCAGGCGTTTCCATTCGGAAAGGGCCGGAACGGTATCAGCGCAGCCCATAGCCATGCGTAGCACGGCCACCTTACCAATCAGCTTGCCGGTATCATTAGCACAGCCTTGCATGTGTACCTCTCAAATAAAAAAGGCCGCCAGATGGCAGCCTGTTAGTGATTTATTGCGATTTAAGCCGCCCGGGCTTCTATCCGCTGAGTGTTTAATGAAAGCTCTCTGCGATTCTCCGCGTTGGCAACATCATTTTCAGCGGCCGCAAGTATTCTGTCGTGAGCGATTAATCCTGTTGCCTTTGCCGCAAGCCTTTCCCGCTTGCGAACAATGACGCCAGCATATTCGTAATGGATTCTCAGCACCTTCTGCGCATAGGACGCATCGAATGGGTAAATCATGCTTACTCCCCGTATGTGCAAGAGATGAGTAGCCGGGTAACCAACCGGCCCTCTTCGGTTGGGATAGCTGCCGGAACATTGCCGACAAGCTGCAGCGCGCCGACGCAGTCATCGGCACCCGATTGCACACTGATATACTCGACGATGGCATTTACCGCGGCGTCAGCAGCATCAGGATTTGCTTTCGAGGAAACGACATCAACCATCACATACCAGTCGCCGCCGCGGTCGTACTCGATATTGGTACCGCCGGACGGCCGGAACACGATGAACTGATCGGCGTCTTTGCCGGTATCGCGCCATTGCCGCCACTGCACCTTAAAATCCGTGGTAAGTCCCGCAGCCACAAACAGGTCTTTCAGGCGCATATACATAGCCGGAGTCATAGCATGAGTTCCTTTTTCACTACCGCATCAATCTGGCTGCGGGTGTCCTCGAAGCCTTTCGTTAAGAACTCTTTCCGCGCCGTCGTGCGCCTGAAGTTCTGCTTCACCTCCGGGTCGTGAACAAACACCGCATAGTTAGCTGTATAGCCGACGCGCCCGGTCACGCGTACACCGTTAGCAGTGATTTCCAGGAACTGGCTATTGATAAGCGTCGACGTGTCGATCGGGGTATATAGCGCCGCCTGCGCGCTACCGATAAGCATCGCCGACTGCAACGCGCGCACAACCTTGCGCCCCTGCACATCCTTAATGATTCGGTCGAGATTGGCCTTAGCCTGGCGGATACCGCGTACTTTAGCGCCCATAATCAGACTCCCGTAATCAGTGCGAAATCGTCCGCCAGTCGCTCGAAAGTATCTGCGAACTGGACGATCTGCCGAATCTCATCGGCCTCATCCGGCGGAGCCGCATCGGTCGACGCGCCAATCAGGATGTAATCCCCTTCCCGCGCCGTTGCGTACTCGGTCCATATCGTATTTTTAACCACAAGCTCCCGGCCAAGGTCACCGATTTTTGCAGAGAGTCCGCCCTGGTAGTCGCAGAGGATAGCGATCGGCGCTTCCCACCCATACGGCTGACCTCCGCCGTCGGTATCGCTACCGTCAGCATCGCGTATGCGCCGCCAGATTGTCGCCGTCGCGGTATATGACCAATTGGCTACCGATGACATCAGTCATCCCTCCATCGCAACACAACGGCGCCTGTGGCTCGTATGCGGTCGCAGTTAATGAACCACTCACCGTCGCTTTTCACGTACGCTGTCGTTTGCTGGCTGGTATCGGTGATCACCCACACCCGGGTGAAAGTGCGCGGCAGCCGCTGCTGAGCTGAAATCCAGGCCATTACTTATCCCCGCACATGCATCCGCCTTTGCCTATCCATATACCGGCAAATGCTGGCGCAGCAGTCGGATCGGCAGGAATAAGAGCGCTAGCGCATCCGTATTTATCCAGACTACGAAGGAGGTTTACAGAGGCCTTCCATCGGTCTGAAAATGACTGGTAGCGGAACGATCGAGACGCGCCGCTGGGAGCAGTCTGGCTGGAAATGTACTTATCGCCACTCCCGAGCCCCATTAGAGCCAGCAAGTAAAGCTGAATCAGCAAGGCTGTTGATGCCGGGTAATGCGCATCAAGACATTCCTGAATGCTGTTCGCCTGGTCAATGAACGCCTGCAGGACAAAGTCGGGAATCTCGATGCCCTGCCCGCTGAGGTATTCCTTAGCCTGTTCGAGAGTGACCATTATCGACTCCGAGAGAATGAAGCCCTGCTTTCACAGGGCATAAAAAAACCGCTTTCGCGGCTATTCTTCTTCGCTTTCTGCTTTGCGCTTCCGGCCCGTTTTGGCCTCTGGCGTCGCGGGAGTTAACTCCCCTTCGCTAATCAGGATGACGTGCGGTTTTAATGATGGGTGCAATCCCTCCATTTCAACCACCTGACCGGCACTTACGCCATGCCACGGCCTGACAACCTGGTACTTAGCCATGCCATCCCCTTACGCCAGGTTAGCGCCGTAGACTACGCCAGACAGCCCCTGCTCATCTGCGGTGATTTGCAGACCTTCAGCAGACATAATCTGGAAGTTGTAGTTAACGTTCGGCAGTGGACGAGGCAATGGAACAACGCCAACGGCCATGCCAACCAGCGGGGAAATGACGTCCTGACGGCGCACATATGCGATGAACTCGTTTCCGCTGAGGGCGAAGGTAGGACGGACTTCACGAACCGGCGCGAACGGCAGGACAGCCTGCAGGACGGTTCCGCTGACTACACCGTTGACGACATACGGCTGCGCGAGGTTCGCCCAGATTTCCGGGGATACCCACATCACGTCGTACGCTGCAACTTTGTTAGCACGGGCCAGAGTGCCGAACGCACCTTTACCGAAGAACTCAAACAACTGAGTCATGGTGGCTGTGGTCAGGTCAAGGTTTGCACCACCGGCACCAGAGCCAAGGTTCAGCTTTTTGGTGTTGCGGTGGTTCTTGATACCTTGCGCCGGGTAGGACTGAACCTGAATTTTTGAATCACCGTTCAGGTAGTAGTTAACGCGCTTCTGGTTGAATTTGCGCATCTTCGCCATCTGCGAATCCAGAACCAGGTCAATGCCGACCGAGTTCATGCCAGCTGCATGGCGCCAGTTAACACCGTAACCCGCGGTGAATACCGGGATCGGGTCACCATCGCTGGCGTATTCAGTGTGGTCGAAGGAGAACGGCGCCTGACCGTCAATGCTGACAGAAACATCATCAGCGATATCGCCGACAACGTTATACAGTTTCGCAGTTTTGCCGACAGAAAGGACAGTCTGCACGCCGATCAGGTCGTTAACGATTTCAATCCCTACTTCCTGATCGCGCAGCTGCAGCACTTGACGGTCAATCTCAGCCCAGAAGTCGCGAGTAAAGCCGCCTACTGCGTTACAGGCCAGCATTTCCGGGGTCATAATCGCGCGGTTAGCCGCAATAATGGAATCGTTCTGCAGGTTCCACATATTGCGGTTAGCCCACAGCTCGTTCCAGTGACCACCAAGGCGGGAGTTAGTCGCCAGCGTCTCTTTGGAGAAATACATATCTGGTTATCCTTTTGTTATGCGCCAGCGGCAACGGTACCAACGCGCATACGCACGCGGATGTAATCGGTGGTACTTGCAGCGATGGTGTATTCGTCCTGGCTGTAGCCGATCACCGAGTCAGTGTCAGATGTCGCAAGGGTGAATTGGCCAGCGGTGCCAAGCTTGATCGGGCTGTCTTTCTTATACGCACCCGGCAGGCAGCGCAGAGCAAGTTCGCGGCCTTCTTCGACGTAGTTGCCTACTGCGGAGTCCCCGGACGGGATTGCTTCAGTGATGTTCAGGCCCTGGTGGTAACCGACATCAATGATGTACAGGCGGCCGGTTAGCGCGGTGGCCTGCGCAAACTTTCCAGATGAGTTAATGGTTGCGGCGGTGCCAGGAAGCAACGCAGCGGCAGTAGTTCGGGTTTCGGTCTTGTACAGAGACTGACCGTCGATATTAACGCGACGATAACGTGCCATTATTGCGGCTCCTTATTTGAAATGTTCTTCAGCGGTAGGCGCGCCGGTTGTTTTATGCTGCTGACCTGCGTTAGTACCGAGAGCTG